AGTCCAAGCGATGAGCCAGCAAGACCCGTTCGGCCCGGACGCCAGCGCACTGACCCAGTTCCTGTCGCTGACCACGTCGCCGCAGTCGATGCAGGTGTCGACCAGCAGCGAGGGCTCGGTGCGCATCGTCAATCTTGGCACCACTCCGGCTTATCTCGCCTTCGGCAGTTCGAGCGTTACCTCCGTGATTCCAAGTTCAACAACAGCCGGCACCGGTATGCAACTGCTGCCTAACTCGGCTGAAATATTTCGTAATCGCCCTGCCATGTGGCTGTCGGCCATGAGTAGCGCGGCTGGCAATACATTGACGTTCACTCCGGGCCAGGGGATGTAATGCTGCGTGCCTTTGCGCCGACATCGCCGCTCAAGGCGGTCTTTGAGTCGGCGATCCCGATGATCGACGGGCCCAGCGGCTCGATGGCCAATAACGGTGCCGTCACGCTCGGCACGGCGCTGGTGTCCGCGGTGGCCTATGCCAACGCCTATATCCGAATGCCAGCCGGAGCGATTGCGGCCGGCGTCCCGGCTGCCGATACCTGGTACTTCTGCCAGATGTCCAGCGCCACGGTCGGCATCGTTTACAACAATATCTATACGAGCGGTGTGCCAACCGTCCCTGCCGTGCTGGTTCCATTCGTCACGACCGGCCCGGGTGCCTATTCCGGGGTGACCGGGGCCGTGAACGCCTACACGATCGCGGTCCCGGGCAACACACTGGGCCCGAACGGCACGCTTTACTACGAGGGTGCTGCCACGGTCAACAGCAGCGGCAACAACAAGATCACGGCATTTTTGTTCGGCGCAACGACGTTTCACAGCCGCACCGACACGGCCGTGAACAGCGAGGGCTTTTCCAAGCGCTTCCAGAACCGCGGCGTTGCCAATATCCAGATCAGCAACGAACCACAGGGGCAGGCGGTTCCGGTCAACGCAGGCGGCGGTCTGGTGATCAGCGCGGAGGACACCACGCAGAGCAAGAATGCGGTATGGCAGATGAACATGGCCACGGCCACGGACTGGATCGTGTACGAGCGTTTTTTCTTGGGGATCTTTCCAGGATGACTACCCTGCATTTGGATGACCCGATGCTCAAGGTGCTTCGCGCAGCGGTCGCAAAGCTGCCGAGCAAGATCGGCGCGCCCTTCATGGCCAACATCGAGCAGCAGATCAAGAAGCAGAAGAGCAGAGGCATCGCAGAATTTGTTGCAAGTGGACAAGTCCGCACCGACCCGGCTGGCCGGCACCCTCGCAGCAGCTTAGGCGAGAACATATAAAGAGGGATCACCATGGCAGTGACCGTAACCGCGCAATTGCTCGATGCGCTGCGCAATCAGATTCTGACCTCCCTTTATGGGCGGCGCGACGGCATCGATGCGAATGAGTACAACATCGGCCCGAAGGATTTCAGAGTGCAGATCGAGTCGATCGGCACGACGGCCGCAAGCAGCTTGACCAATTACGGCATCACGTGCCTGACCTGCACGATTGCATCCTCGGCGATCTACACGTTACCGGGTGGCGCACCGGGCGTTCAGGGCAAGCAGATCATCCAGACGTCGACCAGCACGCTCGGCTATGTGATCCGCGCCGGATCGAGCGTTACGTTCCTGACCACGGCCGGGTCGAGTTTCAATCAGATGACGTTTTCGGCGCAAGGAGCTACCCAGGAACTGGTTGCGATCTCGTCCCTGACATGGGCAACCAAGAACACCGCCAATTCCGGCGTCACCTTCTCGACGTTCTGACCATGGCTGATCTTCTCCTCGGGCCTCCAGGGGCCGACAAGATCGCCATCATCGGCAGCGCACCGAGCTCGATCCGCTTGGCGCCCTTCCGCGACAAGTCCTGGGCGTGCTGGGGCTGTTCGCCCGGCGCCTACGGGTTTTGCGAACGTAAGGACGCGTGGTTCGAGCTGCATCGCTGGGAGCCGCAGGAGCCTGGTTTCCCGAATGATCCGAATGCCAAGCCGTGGTACTCGCCCGAGTACATTCGCTTCATGGAACTGATGGACGGACCAGTCTTCATGCTGCAGCCGGTGCCATCGGTGAAAAACTGCGTGCTGTATCCATTTGAGCAGATGCTCAAGAAATACGGCCCGTATCATTTCACCTCGACCATGGCTTGGATGCTGGCCTATGCGATCGAGCAGAAGCCCAAGGCGATCGGACTATGGGGAGTGGACGTCTCGGCCAACGAGGAGTACGCGCGTCAGCGGCCCGGCGTGCAACACTTCCTGGGGTTGGCCAAATCGCTCGGCATCGAGATCGTCATTCCGCCCGAGTCGGACGTGCTGCAGCCGTGTACGCTGTACGGAATCGCGGAGACGCACCCGCGATTCGTGAAGCTCCTGGCGCGCAAGGCCGAGCTCGAAGGCAGGCTCAAGGGCGCGGAGGCCACGATCTCGCAGCTGCAGGGCGAGGCTCTCTTCCTACGCGGGGCATTGGACAACCTCGCCTATATCTTCAACCACTGGGTGATGGACATCGACCCGCAGATCGAGATGGCGGTGTCGCGCTCGGCCACGCTGGCGCAGATTCCGGATCCGGTGACCGCGATGCGCTCGGGCGGCTGGCCGGACGGAGCGACGCCGAACAGGCCGGAGCAGCCCAGCGTCGCGATGCCCGATCGCAATGGGGCTGATGCGCCGGCGGTCAGACCGAGCGCCGAGTTTGAGTTGGCGACCAAGACGGCATGAGCGACATCGACTACCTGCTGAAGAAGTTCTCCGACATGAAGCCGGCTGAATACGCGCAGGTGGTCGACACGGTCAATGCCGCGACCTCGAACCTGCGCTGGGTGCCCAACCCTGGTCCGCAGACCGAGGCGTACTTTTGCCAGGCCGATGAGCTGCTCTACGGCGGCGAACCTGGCGGTGGCAAGTCCGCCTTGCTCATCGGCCTGGCATTCAATTGCCACGGCCGGTCCCTGATCATGCGGCGCCAGTACACGGACCTGGGGGGCTTGACGGACTTCGCGATCAAGGTCAACGGGTCGCGCAACGGCTACAACGGCTCGGCGCCTCCGAAGCTGCGCGTCACGGAGGGCCAGTTCATCGACTTCGCCGCCGCGGCCAACGTGGGCGACGAGCAGCACTGGATGGGTCAGGCGCACGATCTGATCGGAGTCGACGAGGCCTACCAGTTCGCCGAGACGCAGATCCGCTTCCTGATGGGCTGGCTGCGCACCGAGAACCCGAAGCAGCGCTGCCGCGTGGTGCTGGCGACCAACCCGCCGCTGTCGGCCGAGGGACTGTGGGTCACCAAGATGTTCGCTCCGTGGATCGACCCGCGCTTTCCGAAGCCGGCCAAGCACGGCGAGCTGCGCTGGTATGTCTCCTGCGAGGACGATGAGGACATCTGGGTCGACGGCGCGCAGCCGGTGCAGGTGGGTGGCCGGATGGTGCGTCCCAAGTCGCGCACGTACATCCATTCGTCGGTATTGGACAATCCGTACTACGCGGGCGGTGACTACGAGCGGCAACTGCACGCGATGCAGGCCTCCACGCGCAACATCCTGCTCGGCGGCTTTCGCACCTCCTTCGAGGACCAGCCCAACCAGCTGATCCCGACCGAATGGATCCTGCTCGCGCAGGAGCGCTGGACGCCACATCCGCCGAGCGACATACCGATGTGCTCGCTTGGGATCGACTGCTCGGGCGGGGGCAAGGATCCGATGGTGATCGCGCCGCGCTTTGATGCGTACTTCGAGAAGATGACCGAGATCAAAGGCTCGGACATTCCGCGCGACCGGGCGGGCAGCTTCTGCGCCGGCAGGGTGCTCGCGATACGCAAGGACGGGGCACTTCCCGTGGTCGACATGGGCGGCGGCTTCGGCGGCTCGATGTATGAGCACTTCCGCAGCAACCAGATCGAGGCCTACGCCTACAAGGGAGCCGAGAGCACCACCAAGCGCACGGTCGACCGCAAGCTCGGATTTACCAACAAGCGCAGCGCCGCGCTATGGGGCTTTCGCGAGCTGCTGGACCCGGACCAGCCCAACGGCTCGCCGGCTGCGCTACCGCCCGACAGTCAGCTGGTGGCTGACCTGTCGGCGCCGACCTTCAAGATGACCGCGCGCGGCATCGAGGCCGAGACCAAGGAATCCGTCTGCGCGCGGCTGGGGCGCTCGACCAACCACGGCGACGCCGCCATCATGGCGTGGTGGGAAGGCGCGCGCCACGTGACACACGCCGACGAGTGGATCGACCGCAGCACGGCGCGCGCGCTGCGCGGCCAGCGGCCCAAGGTCATCCTGGGCGGCCGGGCGCCGCTGACGGCGCAGCGGAGCAACCGCCAATGACCGCCGTCATCGTATGCAACTTCCCACCGCTGCTTGAGCAACCAGTGCTGCTTGAGTTTGTCATGCCTGGATTGGCGACTATGGGAGCCTTCAGCCCACCTATTTCCTATAAGGCGTGGTTGCTCAATCCTCGTGCTGCATCCCGTGGAGAACCTCCACTATGGCGGCTTGGGCCATGACAGTGACAGAGACCGCGGCGCCGGTTGCCACCACCTATCGCATCGTCGAGGGCGCGATCGACGGCAGGCAGGATGAATTGCTGCCGCTGCTGGCGGCCCATCGCGACGAGCTGGCCACGCACAAGGCGCTGATGCGGTTCGCGCCGGACTTCGGCAAGCACATCGATCTGCAGCGCAAGGGGCTGCTCTTTGTCCTGTTCGCCTATCACGGCGAGCGCCTGATCGGCTACTCGTCTACGATCATCTGCCCGCACCTGCATTACCCGGACCTGCTACACGCCCATAACGATCTGCTGTTCGTGGCACGGCCGCACCGCAAGGGACGCATCGGGCTGGCCCTGATCAACCGGACCCGGGATGCGGCGCGCGTGCGAGGCGCCGAGTTCATGACGTGGCACGCCAAGCCGCGCACCGCCCTGGCTGCGCTGCTGCCGCGTCTCGGGTGCACTTTGCAGGACGTCATATTTGGGGAGGAATTGTGATGGGCTTTTCCAGCGCGCTGGCTTCGATCGGAAGCTGGATCAGCGCCAACGCGGGCGCCATCACCGCCGTTAGTGGCGCCGCCGCTGCGGCCGGCACGACCTACGCGGCGCTGAGCGCCCCGGGGCCTGCCAAGCCGCCGCAATTGCCTGCTCAGATCGCGCAGCCTCCGCCCGTGGATCAGACACAGCTGCAGCAGCAGCAGTCGTTCGCGCAGCAGATGGCCAATCGGGGGCGGGCCTCGACGGTGCTCACAAACCAGCCGGATCAGAGCAAGCTTGGGAGCTGACCATCGACGCCAAGCAACTGCGCGAACTGTCAGACATGTTGTTCCAGAAGATGCTGCCTCTTAGATCGCTTTGGCAGGAGATCTCGGACCATTTCTATCCGGAGCGCGCCGACTTCACGATCTGGCGGCCGCTTGGCACGGACTTCTCTTCGAATCTGATGACCTCCTTCCCGATCCTGTGCCGGCGCGACATGGGCAACGCCTTCGGCACGATGCTGCGGCCGACGGCCAAATCCTGGTTCCATCTGCAGCGCCGCTATGAAAAAAAGTCGGACTCGGACACGCACTCCTATCTGCAGTGGTTCGAGGAGACGCAGCGGCGCGCCATGTACGACCCGATGTCGCTGTTCGTCAAGGCGACCAAGCAGGCCGATCACGACTTCGCCGCCTTCGGCCAGTGTTCAATCTCGGTGGAGATGAATCGCAACCACGACGGGCTGCTGTACCGATGCTGGCATCTGCGCGATATGACGTGGCAGGAAAACGAGAATGGGCAGATCGGCTTCGTCGCGCGCAAGTGGAAGCCGACCGTACAGACCCTGGTGCGCACGTTCGGCGATCGCGTGCACGAGAAGATCAAGACCCTGAATTTGAAGACGCCGTTCGAGGAGTTCGAGGTCTACCACTTCGTGTGCGATGCGGACATGTACGACGACGGTGCGCGGGGCCGACCGCGCTGGTCGATCTGGTACGACCCGACCCACGACAAGATCATGCAGGCCGATCCAATCTGGGGAAAGCACTACGTGATCCCGCGCTGGCAGACGGTCTCCTCGGCCATCTACGGCACGCAGTACTCGTTCTCGCCCGCGACGGTGGCGGCGCTGCCGGATGCGCGCCTGATTCAGGCCATGACCTACACGCTGCTCGAGGCGGGCGAGAAGGCGACGTCGCCGCCGGTCATCGCCACCCAGGACGCGGTGCGCTCGGACGTGGCGCTATACGCCGGCGGGATCACGTGGGTCGATGCGGAGTACGACGAGAAGCTGGGCGAGGCCCTGCGGCCGCTCACGCAAGACTTTCGCGGGTTCAACTTCGGCACCGAACTGATCAAGGACACCCGCTCGCTCATCTCCAAGGCCTTCTTCCTGGACACGCTGTCGATGCCGCCGCAGGGCGGACCGGAGATGACCGCCTACGAAGTCGGCCAGCGCGTGCAGGAGTACATCCGCAATGCGTTGCCCCTGTTCGAGCCGATGGAGCAGGAGTACAACGCCGGCGTATGCGACGAGACATTCGAACTGCTGTGGCGTCACGGCGCCTTTGGCGACCCGCGCGCTTGGCCGCGCACCCTGCGGGGTGGATCGGTCGACTTCGTGTTCGAGTCGCCGTTGCACGACGTGATCGAGCAGCAAAAAGGGGACAAGTTCTTGCAGGCTTCCAAGCTGGTCGGCATCGCCATCGGGATGGATCCGACCGCGGCGCAGATCCCGGATGCGTCGGTGGCGCTACGCGACGCCCTGACCGGCATCGGCGTGCCATCGAACTGGATGCATTCGGAAACCGCGGTGAAGGATCGGCAGGCCGTGCAGCAGAAGCAGCAGCAGGCTCAGCGCATGCTCGACTCGATGGAGCAGGGATCGAACGTCGTCAAGAACATGGGCGCGGCGGGGCTTCCGGTGGGCGGCGGTGGGGGCGGCGCCCCGCCGATGCTGCCGGCGCCTGGCAAGGCAGCGGCTCCGGCGATAGCAGCTCCGGCAGCATGAGATGGAGCTGTGGTGTCCTGGCTGCCAAGATGGGATCTCATGGCCATGGCTGGTATGGGCCATCTGCCTCCTGTTGCAATTTCTTGTCGGGGCGATCGTGGCGATCGTTATGTGCTGGGACGAAATCAGGTGGGTGATATGGGTGCTGCGGCATCCAAAGTTGCATTAAATGGTCGAACGTTCGCTCAAAGAACAGCCCGCACCGCGCCGCAAGCTGCCACCCGGCACGCCGTGGGCGCCCTTCGCGTGGGAGCCGGCCGACGTGACGGCATTCCAGGCCATGATGGCCGGCACTGCGGAGCCGTCCCAGCAGCGCCGCGTTCTGGACGTGCTGATCGTGAAGCTATCCGGCACCTACGAATTCCATTACCACGAGTCCCAGCGCGATACCGACTTCGCGCTGGGACGCGCGTTCGTGGGCCAGCAGATTGTCAAACTGCTGCGCCTGAACGTGTCCCGAGAACAAGGAGGATCCGATGCGTAGCCTTTTCCGACTGATGGCTCCGGACGATGCAGCCGGCGGCGCTGGTGGCGCCAGCGGTGGAGCGGGTGGAACGCCGACTCCTGCGCCCGCCCCAGTTGCCGCAGCTGCACCGCCCCCGGCTGTTAGGGCGACGACGGCCGCGGCAGTGCCAGCGCTGGCTCCCGCGCCTGCTGCGGCAGACGACAAGCCGGGCTACTGGCCAGCCGACTGGCGCGAGAAGGCCGCTGGGGGCGATGCAGAGGTCTCCAAGGCTCTGGGGCGCTATGCCACCCCAACCGAAGTCGCCAAGGCGCTGCGTGCTGCCCAGACCAAGCTCGGGGACGTGCTGCCCAAGCTGCCCAAGAATCCATCCGCCGAGGAACTGGCCGACTGGCGCAAGGCGGCCGGTGTGCCGGAGGCGCCGGAAAAATACGACCTGGATCTGGGTAACGGCATCACGGTCGGGGAGATCGACAAGCCGCTGGTGGACGATTTTCTGAAGGTGGCGCATCAGGCCAACCTGACCACCGACCAGAACAAGGCGGTGCTGAAAGCCTATTTCCAGGTTCAGGAAAAGGTCACCGAGGCGCGCGCACAGGAGGACATCCGACTGAAGGACGAATCCGAGGAAACGCTGCGGGCCGAGTGGGGCAAGGAGTTCCGCCCCAACATCAACCGCGTGACGCAGATGCTGGACCGTGTGGGCGGAGCCGAGAAGGTCAAGACGCAGCACGGTACCGAGTAAAAGCTCACCGACCTGATCCTGACCGGGCGGCTGGCCGACGGCATGCCGGTCGGATCATCGCCGGCTGCCCTGAAGCTGCTGCTCGGCTTGGCGCTGATGGAAAACCCGGCCGGCGCGCTGGTACCGGCCGGCGCAGGGCCATCCGGCATCTCGGACGAGATCGCGCAGATCGAAAAATTTATGAACACGAACCGGGCCGCCTACAACAAGGATGAACGGATGCAGGCACGCTACCGGGATTTGATCGACGCCCGCGAGAAGGTCGAATCCAGGGCCAAGGCAGCGTAGGCGGGATCTTGCACAGGACAGAAAGCAGGCATACGATGCACCCGCATGCGGACACCCCGGATCCTCGGCCCCGCACCTATCCAACGCCAGTCGCAAGGCGCCTACTGACGAGGCGCTGGCGCCCGCAAGGGACACCCCAGCAAACGTCACGCGGACACCCCGAACGACGGTTCGCAATGAATCGTTCTCGTAAAGGGGGAATCGCTCATGAGCGATACCGCGTTCCAGATCCAATATCGGCAAGAATTCATCCAGATGTTCGAGCAGCATCAATCGCTGCTGCGCGAGACGGTGACCACCGAGGCGGTGATCAAGGGCCAGCAGGCGATCTTCCTGGTGGCCGGCTCGGGCGGCGCCTCCGCAGTCACGCGTGGCGTGAACGGCCGCATCCCGGCGCGCACCGACGACAACCTGCAGAACACCTGCACCTTGCAGGAGTGGCACGATCTGGTGCGCAAGACTGGCTTCAACGTGTTTGCCTCGCAGGGCAATCAGCGCGCGATCATGCAGATGACCACCATGGCGGTGATCAATCGCAAGATCGACGACCTGATCATCAACGTGGCCCTGGCGGCTGGCACCGTGGCGATCGGCGCCTCTGGCACCGTGCCGACTGTATCGATGTTCCAGAACGGGCGGGTGAAGCTGTCCAACGCGGCGGTGCCGTGGGACAGCAACATCACGTTCCTGTGCCAGCCCTCGATGCTGGCCTATCTGGAGCAGGCCCCGGAATTCGTCAGCGCCGACTGGGTGGACATGCGCCCCTACGCGGGCGGGGAGAACCCGAGCTGGCGCGACAAGCCGATGGCCTACCGGTGGCGCAACGCACTGATCATCGAGCACCCGAACCTGCCTGGCAAGGGAACGGCGGCGGAGCAGTCGTACCTGTATCACAAGACGGCGCTGGGACACGCGATCGACACCTCCGGCATCCAGTCGCCCGTGGGCTACGATCAGGAGCAGGACTACTCCTACGCGCGGGCCACGGCTTTCATGGGGGCGCTGCTGCTGCAGAACACCGGCATCGTCGTGATCACACACGACGGCAGCGCGTACGCCTAACCGCCTGACAACCTAGGAGACCCCTCATGGCATACCAAGGTTCAACGGCGGCTTCAAGCGTTTCCAACCCTCCGGTCAATATCATCCAGACGCTCTCGCAGGGCGGCTTCTCGACGGCGGTGTCGACTGGCATCAACATGGGTTCGACCCAGATCGGCACGACGCTGTTCTCGGTGCCGGGCCGGGCGCTGGGTGGCAACCTGTGGTACTACGCCTCGACTGATGCGTCCTCGACCGTGTTCGCGGCGGGCTACTTCTCGGACGGCTTCAAGCTCGGGATGCGCCCTGGCGATATCTGTTTTGCGGTGTTTTGCTCGAGCCTGGGTTCGAGCCAGACGCTGGCGATCGGATTGATCGGGGATGTGTCATCGACGGCCTTCACGGCCGGAGCGCTTTCGACCAACAGCTGGCTTTCCTCCACGCGCTGACAAGCGCGGCTTTACCCGCAGGGGTTCCCCGAGGCCCCTGCGGCTTTTGACCTAAGGAGCGACAGATGCCCGAAGTCACGACAGCACAGGACAACGCACAGCAAGGCGCCGCCCAGCGTCCCCGCGTGACTACTCAGGCCACGCCCATGCGCATGCGTTTGGCGGAGATCGAGCGCCACGACTGGGTGAATAACGCCGAGTTTGGCACCACGCTGGACGATGTGAAGGAGCCTGGCTATTGGGCGCACATGGCCAAGCAGATGACGCCTTATGACCACATCGAGTGCCGGGTGGACGATTCGACATGGCTCGCCCACCTGCTGGTGCTCGAAGTCGGACGCAACTGGGCGCGCGTGATGGTGCTGAATCATTGGCGGCTGGATGGCTCGGATGTGGCCCAGACCATCCTGCAGGAGCAGTTCCGGATAGACTGGAAGGGTCCGCAGCACAAGTTCGCGGTGATCCGGGTGCGCGATAACGCGATGATCAGCAAGGAGCATCGCACCCGCGAGCAGGCGCAGGACGCGCTGCGCAACTTCGAGCGGACGCTAGGTGCGGCCACTTAGATGGCAGATTCGGCTTCGCAGCTTGCGTTGTACAACTCCGCGCTGCTGCTGTGCGGCTCGCGTGCGCTCGTCTCCCTGACCGAGAATCGCGAGCCGCGCTATCTGCTCGACACGGCCTGGAACGACGGCGCCGTGGACGGATGCCTGGAAGAAGGCCAGTGGTACTTCGCGATGCGCACGGTGCAGCTGGACTTCGATCCGGCAGTGCAGCCGACTTTCGGCTACCGGTACGCGTTCGACAAGCCGGCCGACTGGGTGCTCACGGCGGCGGTGTGCGAGGAAGAATACTTCCGCGTGCCGCTGACGCGCTACTTCGACGAGGCTGGGTTCTGGTACGCGGACCTGCAGACCATTTACGTGCGGTTCGTGTCGAACGATCCGAACTACGGCGGGGCGCTGTCGCGCTGGCCGCGATCGTTCTACGACCTGGTGGCGGCACGGCTGGCCAGAAAGATCAGCTTCAAGATCTCCCAGGACGAGGCGACGCTCAAGCGCATCATGGACGCCGAAAAAGCGGCCAAGATCCAGGCCAAGAATCGCAGCCACATGGCTGATCCGACGCAGTTCCCGGCGCAGGGATCGTGGACGCGCGCGCGGCAGCGGTTCCTCAACCGGCGCGACGGGGGCAACACTTCGGGCAACCTCATCGGGTAGGCGGTCGCGCACATGGCGCTGCGCGAGGTCACCTCCCTTTACAGCTTTAACCACGGAATCATCGATCCGTTGGCGCTGGCGCGCATCGATGTGCGGCGCACCGCCATTGCCGCCGCAATCCAGCAGAACTACGTACCGCGCGTGATGGGCTCGATGATGCTGCGCCCCGGCTTCGCGTACCTGGGTCAGACGCTCGCCAACAATCCGGCCCGCTTCCTACAATTTGTCAAGAACACGGTCAGTTCGCTGGCGCTGATCGAGTTCACACCCGGGGCGATGCGGATCTGGCAGAACGACACGCCGATCGTGCTGACGGCAGTCACCACCAGCATCTTCAACTTGCAGCCGGGCTGGACTTCCTGGGTCAACAACTCGGAGACCGGTGCCAGCGTCACGCAGAACCTGGACATCCTTTTCACCTCGAACGGCTTCTCGGCGGCGATCCTGGATCAGGTGGTAACGGTTGGCGTCAACGCCAACAAGGAGCACACGCTCAAGATCATCGTGGGCGCCAGCACGGCGTCGAACCGGGTCAATCCGTTCGCGATCCACCTCGTGATCGGAACCAGCAACACCGATAACTCGTACATCGACACGATGCTGGACCCTGGCGTGCACCTGATCTCGTTCACGCCCACGAGCAATTTCAATCTCCGCCCGCGGTCC